CAACTTTCCTCTATTATGGAAAAGATGAATCAGGCACGTGATATTCGCGCCCAGATGAAAACCTATGAACAAATGAATTGTATTGCTTACAATGGTAAGACTGGACGCGAATGGCTGTATGATATGTTTGATGTTTCTTCAACACCTACACTTTCTTTCAAATATAGATCAAGCACTCCATGGCTTTCACCGACTCCAGATATGCTTGGTACGATCGCCGCCAAGATGCTACGAATATGTGAATTTGTAAAGACATCTACAGGTATTGTCGTTATCTATTCAAATTATAATTGGTCCGGTATTATTCCTATAGCATTGGCATTAGAACATGTGGGTTTTGGTAGGTACGGAGGGGCAAAACTTATTGACCGTGTCCCGATATCTAAAAAATATCCACGAACACCCCCATATATGTACAAGGATATACCAAATCCGCAGTATGTTATATTATCCGGAAATCAAGATATTATGAAAGGCGGTAAGACATTAACCGAATTATTGGATGATGTAAATTCTACTACAAATCGTGATGGAAAAACCATAAAGGTCGTACTTATTACACCGATTGCTCGCGAAGGTTTAACAATAAAGAATGCTCGCGAAATGCATATTCTTAATCCTTGGTATAATATTAATAATCTTGAACAAGTTATTGGCCGCGTAATCCGCACTTGTTCTCATATGCTCAAACCCGTAGAAGAAAGAAATGTCTCCGTTTATCTTCATACAGCAATAGCATTTAATCCGCAGACAGGCGAACCAATGGATACATCCGATTTGAATTCTTATCGTATCAGTGCTCGTAAGCTTGCTCAAACAAATGAGGTTGTTCATATGATACGAGATCATGCTTGGGATTGTTCCTTGATGAAGAACCTGAATTATATGCCCAGTAGTACATTTGATTTTACTGTGAATATGAAAACATCGCAAGGTACGCTAATACGATATAAATATGGTGATTCTCCTACGGATGAGCCACAATGTAATCATATCCCAGATATAGCAACAGAATCTATTGAAAAAAAGAAAGAAAAGATAAGACCCGACATATATGCGGATATAATTCCAACCATACAGGCAAGGCTAAGAAAGTATATCCTTCATTCCATAAAAACGAATCCTGCTAAATTAAATACAGATCATGTCATGATCCCTATTAAAAATATTCCGGATATCCTTCGTATGAAAGAATTTCCGGAAGTAATCTATTCTACACTGCAAGCGTCTCTTGAAAAGGATGGGCTCTTATCTGGATATCGCGTATTTATTCATAAAGATAGCTTGTATGTAGTTCCCGGAGATGCTACGAAGAAGGGAATTCAAGTAAGCACACATATAGAACGCGAAGAAGAAGTAGCGAGTACAATGGACCAGATCGTCATATTTGAGTATATAAACAATATAAGTGATGATAACGAGGCAGCCATCTTTATATATGAAAATTTATATGCCGATATATGGCCTCTTCTTGCCGACAAAATTATATATTCCGAAACGGAAACTATGCCAACATGGATAAAACGCATATCGGATCTTTTGTATCGCGAAGGAGCTCTCATTAAAAGTAGTGAATATCCATCTTTAAAAACCAAAAGCAAATATATAGGGTACTTTGACTTTTTCAAAGGACCAGAACAAATATATATACTTGGAGCAAATGGAAAACTTGGAAAGGCAAATTCGGTTGAAATAACCGCGATAAAGTCAAAGAGAAAACTGGTTGAAGCGCCAAAAGAAGGTGAAGAACCAAAAGAATATACGGGAATGTACGTCCCCTATAAATCTTTAAAAGATAAGAAGATGAAATTGATATTCAAAATTTTAAAGAAGGGAACACCTATACGCGCTACAAATCCCGGTATTGTATGTTCGTCTTTAAAATTAGAAGAACTTAGCGACCTATGGTCTTCTCTTTCCCTTCCCACAGATATTATACCAACTAAAAAGGCGGCAATTTGTAGTAGTGTTTCAAGTGTTATGTTGGACAAGTCAAGAATGTTCCTTCCACCCTCATATAAGCCGAACTTGAAAAAATGATATAGTAATAAGTAAGTGTTTTAATATACAACATTTTCATAATATAGAATAAGATGGACGTGTTTATGCCAGTTCGTTTCCGTACTCAGGTACAATTATCCCCAAGTTCAATTACGACAGGCAATATAGATGATCATGTGCATGAAAAGATAAAGAAGAGTCTGGAAGGAATATGTAGCCGTTTTGGTTATATTCGTCCAGGAAGTATTGAAATTGTAAAGCGTTCCATGGGATGCCTTATGAAAGCTCATTTCAATGGTCATATCAAGTATGATATTGTTTGTAAAGCAGATGTATGTAATCCTGTCAGGGGTATGGTTTTCAAGGCGATTGTAAAGAATAAGAATGAACTTGGAATTCTGGCAGAAGGCGCTATCATCATTGACGGAACAAAGCTTTCTGTATTAGATGTTCTTATTCCAAGGAGATCTGCCGGTATTACATCCGAGATTGATCTTGATACAGTTGATGTCGGGGATGAAATATTCGCTGAAGTTCTTGGAAAAAGATACCAGCTTAATGATAAAAAGATTTCGGTTATTGCCAGAGCAGTGAAAGATACAAAGATAAAACAAAAGAGATCATCCGATAAGGAAAAACTATTAACCGAATACGATATAAATGGTCTTCTAATAAAGGAAGAAGACGACGATATGCTCGAAGGTATAGATGTAGGGGATGACGAAATAGATGGAGGAAGCGTTAATTCGGATGATGAAAAGGTGGGCGGAGAGGACGAAGATGACGAGGAGGAGGAAGACGACGAAATAGATGGAGGTATGAGTGACATTGAAGAAGAAGATGAAGATGATACAGAAGCAGGAGGTGATGCCGAAGGCGGTGCTCTAAATGATGATGATTTCTAAATTATTAAAATAATACACTGAAACAATAACATTAAAAATTTCTTTTACTCCTTTTATTTTTGATATAAGAAATAATCCACTTTTACATATAAAGATATAACTATCTCCATTTGACAAATGATTGATTCGGAGCGTTGTAAAAAGGTAGTGAATTCTATCCGTGATTTGAGTAAGACAGAAATTGATGAACTCTTTAAACTATTGTACAAAGATCATTGTGAATATACACAGAATAATAACGGCATTTTCTTCAATCTTTCATGGGTTTCAGAAGAAACAATGGTAAAGATTGAACAGTTCATACAATTTTGCGACCGAAGCAATACGGAATTAGTAAAATATGAAACATTATGTGATGTTTTAAATCATAAGCTTTATGAAAATATAAAGAAGGACGCAGATAATTTACGCGTACCAAAAGGACTTACGATTCGGTTAAAGTCGCGAAATATAATTGAGAAAGAAAAAGAAAAGAATACAGAAAAAGATCCCGAACAAACAATGGAAATGAATACAGAAAAAGAGCCGGGACAGGATGAAGATGAGGACAATCGTAAAGCAGTAGCCGCGAAGATATCATCCAGTATGAGATTCTATCTTCTAAAAAAGCGTTTTTCAAAACCTCTTATATTAACATCCACCTATGAAAATGATTTAATGCCTGAACAATTTGTAATGTAAAGATACCATATATAGTAAGACATAAGTCATAAGTTGTAAAATTTATTTTTAGTTTTTAGCAAAATTTGATTATATCATTATATTATTATTATTATTGTTAAGAATGAATACTCAATTAGTAGATCTTCTATTGAAAGATATTCCATATAATTTTGAGACAGCAGAAAAATGGTACATGGATGAATTAACACAGGGGAACAATGTCAAACCTCAAGTAATTAAAAGAATAACAGAACCTGTACACCAAGCAGTATATGTAATAAATGACAAAAAACAAGATCCTGAACAAGATCCTGAACAAGATATAAATACCACGAAACTAACACCAGAATCAATGACAAAAGGATCAAATGTTAAACGAGATTATAAAAAGAATAACGATCTCTCCTTTATTGACTTTATCGCTGGAAAGGTAGATGACATGTTCGCGATTTATCCTTACGAGACAAAGAGAGATATTCGGCAATATACAAAAGGACAATTAATTGATTGGGTTGCTAAAAATACCAGAGCCTTCTTCGGACCATCTACCTCACGCGCTATCTCGGCATGTATTCGTAATCAACATACGGATATGGCAGACGTAGAGCGTTTTGCCGAATTTGTCTCCTTTCTAATGAATGTTCCGGTACAAGCAGGAACAAAGATCGTTGTTTGGCACGGATATAAAGAAAATACCCGAATTCCAGGCTGTCATCTCTTTATGAAACCACACAATGTATATATAAAAGCACAATAAAAATTGATTACCTATAATGATGTTAAATTTATAAACCGTAAATTTTACATAAAGAATTCTTTTTATGAATATAGAGAGTGAATAACAACAATGAATCTATCCGCAGATCTAATAATACCTATACTTGAAACACATTCCGAACTTGCTCGGGAGAAATACAGAAAATGGATAATTTCATTCTATCCCAAAAATTTGGAATGGACTGTAACCGATATGAAGGATACCATTGCTATATTCCAAAGTATGGATTATAGAGAGGATATATATGATGAAGAGCTTTCGGTGTACGATGAAGCTTCTTCTACGCTATTGACGGTAGAAGGTATTAGTAATATATCTAATTATTGTCAATATGAGAATCCTACGGCTGCGAAAGGAAAATGGTTTCGTTATATGACCATTGAAGATGAGAACATGACGCAATTACCCGATATATTTTCATTGAAAACCGTTTCTAAGATTGAAGAGAAAAAAGAAACGGAAGAAGCCACACCACAAGGATGGGAACTATCTATGAAAAAATATAAAATAACAAAGAGAATTGTTTATACCGATACAAAAACGGGCGTATGTTATAATATGTGTATTACCCGCCGTTCAAATACTTCCGCTACCAATATGATAGCATCCAGTGTGTCCTCTCAACCAATTCTAATTGAATACAAAATAGAATGCCCTCCAGAACTTGATACAAAAGAGGTTATTGTTTCTATTGTACGAATGCTTCAGGTTATAGAGCAGAATCGTTCTCCTATAACCATTGATCAGCAGAAGCAGGTGTTACAAAGTTATGATAGCTTGATAGATAAAGTACGAGAAAAGAAGTATTTTCGGGATAGTTACTATCTGGCACCAAAGCCACTTACTTTAGAACAAGTTCATCTATCGGATGCCGGTCTTACCTATGGGCAACTATCTATTCTTGACGGATATGCTGTGACAGATAAAGCCGACGGTGAGCGTATGTTGATGTATGTAAATGACATAGGAGAATCGTACCTCATCAATAGTGCTTTTGAGGTAAGGGGAACAGGTGTTCGTGCTAAGAGAGATGTAATGTACAATACACTGCTGGATGGGGAATATCTTCCAGCGAGCAAGCGCCTGGACGGTATAGAAAGGGATATGTTTGCTGTATTCGATATATACTTTGTTGGCGGAGTAAGTGTCATGGGATTGCCTCTTGTAAATACGGGTAAATTTGATATACAAGAAAAAGAAGTAACTTCTGCGAAGGCGAAGGCGAATGCGAATACAAAAATGACCGCTTCGTCTTATAAAATTTCTGGTAAAAGTCGTGTGGATATTATGAATTCTGTACTGGTGAATAATCTATGGGAACACGATCGTGATACAAGTCTTGAAGTAGTTGCTAAAAAGCATATAGCAGCAAAAGGAATGGATATGTTTGCAGCATGCCGTAAGATACTAAATGATGCTACAAAGAATGGAGCACCTTACGACATTGATGGTCTTATCTTTACACCAACCGATCTACCTGTATTAGGTTATTATCCAAATAAACCAATTACTATCAAAAGCGCCAGCGCTACTTGGGATCGTGTTCTAAAATGGAAACCTCCTGAGCAAAACTCCGTTGATTTCTGTATTTCAATTGATAAGGATCCGGTAAGGGATATACGAATGAAAGGAAAATATGCGAAATTACTGCTGTCGTGTGGATATAGTGCTCTTAAAAATGAAGAAATTTCTGTATCGCGTGGATTAAACCTACTACAGACGCGTATGTCTGAACGAGATCTGGTAGACGAATATGTTTTGAAATCATTTACACCTCAATACAAATATGAACAAGGTATGGAATATGCTTATGTAAAATACGATACAGATGGTACAATTCATGCTGAAAACGGAGATGTTATTCAAGATGGATCCATTGTTGAGTTCTGGTACGACGTGACAGATACCCGCTCTATATCATATCGCTGGCGTGCTTTGCGTGTTCGTAATGACAAGATGAGAAATACAGTAACTCCAACTGCCGAAATCCAGTCAAAAAAGGGCAAATATCAAATCAAAAAGATAAAGGCGAATGACTGGAAGACAGCGACAAGTATTTGGAAGTCTATCCATGAACCCGTATCAAAGGATATGATTACCGGAGTTGAACGAGCACCTCAACTTGTCAAAGACGCGGTTAATCTACAAGCAAGACTTCTTGGTACGGATGCCGTCTATTATGGTCGTAATGTGACGCGCGAACACCTTCTTTCCGTGGAGATGTTGAATTTCCATAATACAGTCATTAAAGACAATCTATATAAATGGCCTCAACAGATTCCAAAGAATAACCTTCTTGAATTGGCATGCGGTATGGCGGGCGATATGAATCGGTGGCGAGACCATATAACAGGCTTCTCTTTCCGTAATATTCTTGGAGTTGATCTTGTTCGTGATAATATTACAAAAGCAATGGATGGAGCATATGCTCGTGTTCTAAAACCTCGTTATATGCCTACCATGAATAAACAATACCAGAATTATGTATTTGTAATCGGTGATTGCGCAAAACCTTTATACAACGGAAATGCTTCAAAGGGAATTGATAGGGATAGCGAAGATGTACTTATGGAGCTTTACGGTAAGGCTTCTACTCGTCGTATTCTTACAAAAATTCCACCATTCGCAAAATATAAATTTGATATGGTATCGTGTCAGTTTGCTATACACTACTTCTTTGAAACGGAAGAGAAGTTGAAAGGATTTATGGCGAATGTGCGTGATAATCTGCGACCCGGTGGTCTATTCATATCTACTTTCATGGACGGCAATAGTGTAGAAAAACTGATCCGTGATAAAGGTAAGAATGGCCTCATAGAAGGTCGCAAGATGGACGGTAAGGTCGTTGTATGGGCAATTCGGCGAATTCTACAAGATACTTCCGGTGGCGAAGAACCCCAAGAGGAAGCATTCCACCAAGCAGAAGAAGAAGATGCTATTGAAAATGCTGAAATAGAGAGAGAACCTACCGAGATGGAGGGAGGAGCAGGAAGGAGCATTACAAAATTAAAAGCGTACGATCCAAAAAATAATAACTTAAAAGAATTACAACTTATTAATGTTCCCGGTAATGGGGATTGTATGTTTATCTCCCTTGAAATAGCAGCATTTGGGAAAGAGCGTTCTATTACCAATGATGGTATGTGGATGCGTACAAAAATTATAGATCGTATGCGAGAGATTCTATCAAAAGATGACGATGAAGCAAAATCGCTCTATGAAGATCTTAAAATGAATGTGGATAATATCTCACCAGATGTGAAGAGTGAAGCAATTAAACTAATTGAAAAGAATTTATATTCTTCTGACGAAGATGATAAAGACAAAAAAGATTATAATACAAATGTTTCAGGATACTTGTCATGGATGTCAAAGAAAGGTACATGGGGAACACAGATTGAACTCCGTATGGCAGTAGATGTTCTCAAACGACCAGTTTATATTTATCAAACCGATGCAAAAACAAAGAAGGGGCAAGCTCATGTATTAGGGGAAGAGCTATATCAAAATAAGCAACCGGTAATGGTATGGTTCAACGGCACAGATCATTACAAGGCATTAATTAATCCGGAAGACACTAATAAAACTGAACAACTCGTATCTCCCGTGACGAATAAATCATTTGCTTCAGCTGTACAGAAAGAAGAAACATCCCGCTTTGGAAGATTAATTGATGTTTATCTTGAGAATACGAATCGGCTCATTCCAGAGTATCTCGTGGATTTCAATCTTCTATACGAATATGCTACCCAATATGGTCTTGAACTTGTACACGATGGAATGTTTTCAGATACATACCAAGCGTTTAAAGATAAAAATCCAAATGCTTTCCCTGAATTTGACAAAGATCTGGTGCAACAACAATTCAGTTTCTTGAATCGTTGGGTTGTTTTCCGTCGTAAGGCATAATAACAAAAATAAAACAGTAAAACAGTAAAATACTAAAATACTAAATATTTAATAATTTTTATAAAATTTAAATCAATAATATGAACTTTAATTTATACGCGATCCGTAAGCATCGTATTTAGATTTTCAATACAGAATTGGCACTCTGGGTTAAGACCGACAATTGGATTTTTAGCAAAATGGGTGATCAACATCCGGATGTTTTTCATCGTTTGGTGATAGCGTATATAGTCGCCCACAATTTTAACCGAAATTAGACGATCCGTATGATATTTCTTTTGGATATTACGCAATTGTACCATATGGAATCGCATAATCGGGGCATGGGTCTTATCAAGTTTTCCATTGAAGATTAGTTCTTTTGTATTAAGATTGAAGTAGGTGGATTTATGATATAGTTCATAGATATATGAATTGATGGTAGAAATCACATTGTGAATCACGAATGTAGGAGAGAGTACCTTGCCTGAAGCAGTGATGACGGGAGTATATTTTTTATCTTTGATGTAGTTTGTTACGGTAAAATCGGGTCTATTTTTAAGGAAAATCCACAGCATATTATGCCAAGGATTTGCGTTTCCTAGATTGTTTTCCTCTTGAAAGATGATATTTTCATTACACACTTTTAGGATTGATTTATAATTCCTCTTAACAATAACAGCATAGTTCGTAGGATCCGCATCCAACCAAGACATAGAGCTGTTTAGATTGTCAAACCGGATTGGGTATCTAACTCCAAGATAGGAATAAGGCTTATCTTTGATAGTTGTCTCAACGCCCATATATTGTGACGAAATATGGAATAGCTCTTTATAGTTTGCTCCAAATTGAGAAGTGTAGTCAATAAGATGTTTATTTTCGTGATGAACCAGAACAAACAGATAACTCTCTGTTTTTTCCAAGCATTCGATAAACCGGCTCCTCAACATATTTGAGACTATATTATTTTTTGTATTTTGTTGTTGTTGCTGTTGTTGTTCTTCATCTACTTCCATCTCATCTTCGTTATATATCGTCCCACTGATAGCATCTCCTGTGAGATCGCTCATAATATCACCCATTGTATTTTCATTTTCTGAATAGAATATTTTTTGTAAGAACTCGTCGAACATCGTACCATGTGTCTTTGTAGGGTGGAAATACCGCGAGTGATCAATACTGGGGCAAGTTGTGGTGCTAAAGTACCATTTATTATTGTGATGATATACGTGAATCATTGTGCCTTCGTATCCCGATTCCAGGATATCTTCCATTTGATGTTTGTCTTTGTAAGCTCTATTTGATATTCGTGTAGGAACATCGTTCGACATAGAAGAAATGACACTATCTTCTGGTAATTCCGCACCCAAATTGATGATAACACTGCGCGTCTCTTTATAGAGAGGAGTATCTTTTACTTCCTCACTATTCTTGTACGCATTGTACATCATTACTAATCCAGACCTATCATAGAACCACTTTACTTGAATGGAAGGCCACAAACCACCCTGCTTTAGAAGCGAGATGAGAATCCTATATCTTTCATGAATAGGACTATATGAAAGGGTGTTGTCTTTGATTTTTTCTTGATTTTCTTGATTTTCATGATTTTCTTGATTTTCTTGATTTTTTTCAATTGTGTATACCTCTTCAATAAGCTGAGAAAGCGAGGACACCATTTTTATATGTTCTTTAGTTTCTTTATTTTAATATGAATACGCTGTTATACTGATGACGGTTGACTGCTGACTGCTGACTGTTGTATAGATATTATTGGCAATTGTTTAAATAATACCATCATAAAGACGATCAATTTTTTAATGATTTACGATACCATATAATTAAAATCAAATATTGTATTAGTTTTTCCTATTTTTATCTAATTTATCTAAGTTTGGTTTGACATATGTGTCGTACATATCTTGACCAAAGCGTTTGGTCGCTGATTCATAGGACAGTTTGTTTGATTTTACTTGTTCCATCATATGAAAAATTTGTTCAAGCCGATCCCTATCAAAATCTGGTTTACAAGCTACCTTGAATAAAAAAGGGAATCTTTCAGCAAATTGAGGATATCTCATTTCAAACATTCGTTCCTTATCTTTAATCGTTCCAGGACTTTGAACGATTTCTTCTACAATACTTTTGACTTCATCAATATCAGTATCGTCTCCCATATTCTCGGGGGCATCACGTTTGCGGTTTTGCTTATCCATTGTAATATATCTATAATCAAGATATAATATTCTCTTATGTATGTTTGATTTTGTTTTATCATAGTAGAGTAGGTATTATAATACAATGTTTTCAACGCTTTACTATAGCGAGATAGAAGATCCACAATCTCCCGTACCCATTCCACCACCACGAGTGAATGGTGGTCTTTATACAGGAAAACAATTTCCATCAAATGCTGGATGGCGAAATTTCCCTGTAAAACCCGATGCTACTTTTTTGGTTTCAGAAAATTTAAAGAGTGCCAACCCTCCAAAAGGAGGTATAGATGCCATTCCTGGATATACGCGTCCTGGTAATAATATTACTACCTTCCCTAACCATCAACTATTTGATCCCGAAAACAGATACAATATTATGTGCCGTAAGAATTAAATATTTACAAAAATTAAATTACAAAATTATTTATTATTATATTAATCGTTAACCATTTATCATTTATCATTTATCATTTTTATTTTTTAGAAACAAGGAATATTCACCTTCTTTATGTGGTTTATATTTTCCTGAATTACTTTAACAATATATGCATAAGCCTCGTCAATCTGTTCATAGGATGTTGCCCCAGTGATAAGAATCTTTCCACTTTCAAATACAGAAACGGTGACCTTTTTACATTGTTTATCCAACGGATGTAGAGGTTCAATCAATGGTATGGCAACATTCTCGCCCCTGCCATGGCATTGATTTCTACACTCACAATGACCATTTTTTGTTGTACTTTTTTCGTTCCAGAAATACTGAATTTTTACCCCCGGATATGTTCCTGGTTGGAAACTACTAATGGTATTGTATTTGTTAGAGATAAGAAGCATATGAAGATCCTTACGACGAATACGGAAATCAAATGAAAAGTCGCTGTTGATCATTCTTATCTTAAAATCGCAAGGTTTGATTTCATCCATTCGTGTAATCAATGGATCTACATCTACAGCAATTCGTTTTACCTCGTTTGATATGAGTTCAACCATATTTTTTCCGTCATCCGGACTACGAATGCCCGTCATCTGGATATTGCCATTACGAAACACTTTGATATTTGGAGCATATCCCTCGCGGATCTTATAGATCATAGTAACTTGATTATCAAAGCTTTTGCGATCGGTGAGATTCGGGCGTCTTTTCTTTGGATAGATACCACGACTATTGTGCGTCCCAAATTCTACCCATACAAAGTTTCCCACATCACAAGCATCTGAAAGTTTGACATTTTTATATAATATATTTAGATCAATACTTGATCCAAGCGAACCATTGCATGTGATTGTAGATACACGATATGGTGTAGGAACAAGGTTTTCTGTAGTATCAACATTAATATTGATATTATTGATATTATTGATGAGATTCTCAATTTCTGTCGTCATTTTGATATTCTATGAATACTTTCACACACAGGATAATCAATTTTTTCTTTAAGTACAAAAGAGATTCTCAATTTCTGTCGTCATTTTGATATTCTATGAATACTTTCACACACAGGATAATCAATTTTTTCTTTAAGTACAAAATGAATCTATCTATATAGCATTCGTATCTATTAAATTTGGTGAATTTATTGTACCTAATAAACCTAATGTATCTAAAGTATCCAAGGATGTATAAGAAAGATTCATTTTGCTTTCCAATGTTTTTCCATTATCTGTAGCAGAAGCTTTCCTACGCAGTGTTGCTTTTTTAACAGTCTCATTTTGTTCTTTTGAATTATCGGTGGTAAAGAAAGATGTGTTTATCGTTTCAATCTGCGGTTTCATATTTACGAGAGGAGGAATATTTACCATTATTGACTTGGATACGCCCTTATGAGCCTTACGAAATTCTTCGATGGTAAGAGGACCATCAAACATTTGAAGAGTATATCTGGATGGCGCGGGTCTTATTATACCTTGTATCCCGTAGTTTCGTGCCATAATTTGTATCCAACTTTGAACATCCCATGCTCTATCGCTGCCCATATGAACACTAAAGTTATATGCAGACGAACATTCCAGAGAACAGAAAATACCAAAAAATGTAAAACTGTTATGTATTGGATCATAACGAATTGGCATTCCAAATTGATTATGTTCCACGGTATGACAGCACCAGAAGCATACATGAGATTTATGTTTATCCGATTTTACTTCATTTTTAATATCTGTCTTTGTATCTACACAAGCATCGGTCTGTATTTTTTGAATTGGTTGTCGCCCCTTTTTTTCAGCATTATCTATGCCATTACCCATAAATGCATCATTATTTGAAGTAAAATAATTTACAGGCGAATAGGCTGTAGGTATAGATAATTTAGGATTATATTCAAATGGATTACACATATCATCGTGAAGCAATATGTTCTCTACATGTTCTGCGGATATAGGAAGTTGAATCACTACATGTGTATATTCTTCATTGATTTCTTCTTCTGTTTTTTCAATTTCAACAGGTTTCTCTTTTTTATCTATACCATTTGGATATTCGTTGTTTTCCAGAGGTAATTCGGTTGTATTATTTTCGCTGGTAAACGAAACTTTTTTAGAAAGTTTTTTCTTTGGCGCCATTAATTCAAATAACACTTTAACTTTTAATCTATGTTTTTCTTTATTATATAAAAGGTCAAAAATCTTAATACACTTTCAAAAAATAAAATAGTATAAGAAATGTTAAATAAATATATACTTATAAATTAATCTGGTTATATATTAAGATATTATAAAACGTTGAATGAAATCAAAATTGCCAGTTCTTTTTATTATGGATATGGATAAAACCATTATTGGAGAAAGTGATATGATATTAGGGGCACATTCGTTAATTGATTTTGTACGAAATTGTTGTAAAACAAATAAAATACAAGATCTTCCTTGTCCAAAAGCAGTAAAATATCAAGATCTAACTATCAAAGAATTTATCCGTCCAGATGCTAAGAATTTTTTCCATAAAATAAAAGAAAACTTTCCTACTGCTGAATTTTTTATATATAGCCACGGAACAAAAGATTATGTTGATAAAATGATACCTATGTTAGAAAAAGAGTTAGATATGCAGTTTGCTAGACCTATCTTTACACGAAATGACTGTATTCAAAATGAAAGAGGTAAGGATATGAAGACCGTCATGGTTCACTATGACACAATGATAAAATCTCTTGTTAATAAATATCCGGCACTGAAAGATAAAAAGAATCAAGATTTAGTTATAAAAGAAAGAATTTTATTTATAGATGACAATGATATGGTATGGGATATTAAAACAAAATGGATTAAATGTCCTCATTATTCCTATAAACCTATTATTGATATCCAATCCTATATAGATTCTAAAACAATACAACATGAACTTGTTCAATCCTACATCAAAGCAGAGTTGAATTATTTCGTTATAACAAATGTAGAATCGAATACGATAGATGAACAAAAAATGGCATATCATGTTCATATGGCAAGCTTGTATCAATCAGTTGTAGAAGTAAATAGGGATGCTCTAAAAGATAAATTTTTCGATATCTTATTAAATGTATTAAAACCATATAAAAATCATGTTCATCTATTTAAAGATGAATATATTGAAAAAATAAATAAAACATTAGAAAATAAACTTGAAAAAGCTTATCAAAATACATGTTCATTCTAAAAATGAAATAGAAATATCTAAGAATATTTTTCCTCTTTCTTAGAAATAGGATGCAGACTCTCTTTTTTAAAGAAAGCTTCTTTATGTTTGCAGCTATTTCAATAGCTGCAATATTAATTACTATTTATTTTAGAAATATATGGAGCATCATTATATATGTTGTAATTATTATGTTTTTGTTATATTTTTATCGTATTCCAAACAGATCATTTGTACAAAAACCCGATAATTTACTAGCAGCAAGCGATGGAACTGTAAAGGAAATTATATTCACTAAATCTACAAATACATATAGAATTGTTGTTTTCTTACACATATTTAACCAACATTTACAGTTTTATCCCATCAATGGGACTGTTAAAGATATAAAATATCATAAGGGTGAATTTTATCCAGCATATCTTTTAGAAAAATCAAAATACAACGAACGTATGGAGACTATACTTGATACAAAATATGGAGATATTACAATTACACAGATTGCAGGACAAATCGCGCGTAGGATTGTAAATAAATCACGTATTGGACAAACCGTAAAACAAGGAGACTATATGGGAATGATAAAGTTATCTTCGAGAGTTGATATAGAATTTTCTGCAAAATATTTCAAACCAAATGTGAAAGTGGGCGATAAAATATACGCTCAAGAAACTATTATATCTGTGCCATTATAAGAGCAATGATATATCCTTCAATACAAATTATTGTAATAGGTTTGTTATGTATGCTAAGCATTATATTATACGGAACATATCGTTGTAAGAATACAGAATTTAAGGATCCATTTACGCAATCTTTCGTACCGCCACCGTGGGATAAATTCTTAGATGGTTGGGGTATTTTACACTTTTTATTCTATATGATTTTAGCATATTTTTATCCAACACATTTGCTATTAATATTTATGATGGGTGTAGGTTGGGAAATTTTAGAAAGTTATTTCTATGATCATCCATTCTATTTGTCTAAATGTAATTATAATTTGTCAACAGATGGTGTACCTGGATGGTGGTATGGACGCTGGCAAGATATTGTTATGAATAGTTTAGGAATAATTGTAGGATATTACTTAGCAAAGCTGAATTTCTAAAATAATAAAAATATCAATTAATTAATTATTTTATATAAAACAATCTTTACATAATATCCGGTTTCTATTTTCGATAGAGCTTCTATATGCCCTATATGATATATGTCCATCGTGTTCTAATGATGAAGAGTCTCTGGAATAGCTTTTACTTATATTATGTACCATTTCAAAACTTAAGTTAATAGGTGTTTGAGTAGAAACATCACATTTTTTAATAGTAGAAACATCTACATTTTTACTTACGAAACATCCCATTCATTTACTATAGTTATACGATCTAATTCTTTTTATACGAATGTCATTTTTTAAGAACTACAGAATTC